GACCGGCTCCACCGGCTCCTGCGCCGTCAGCATTGCGATGGCCTGTGTATACATCTCATGGAGCTCGGCGTCATCCTGTACCAATTCGCAAGCCTCGCAACGGCCATCACAGCCATTGTGCGACTTGCGGAGCATACACTGATGCTCGATGGTCAACAGCTCGACCATGCGATCTACCTTCATATCTCGGTGACCTCCTGAAATGGGTCACAGAGCAAGGCATATCTGGTCTTGCTGAACAGACCTTCCCTGATGGTGAAGGAGGTGCCGGGAATGATCAGCTCGCCTTCCATGGTCCTGAATGCGACGATATACACCGCGTTCTCCATGCAATCCTGGCCGGCAATCAGTATGTCCTCGCCCTCGGGCAGCTCGTCAAATGACGTGAAATCGTGCCATTCGAAGGCGCCCTCGGTCTTCGTAGCGATCTTTATGGCGCGAAGCATCATGGACTGTTCCGTCTCAATGCAGGATTCCTTCGGGTCGCTTATATCCATGTTGACATCCCGGTACACCACGGGTGTTTGAGCGCCGCACTTTCCGCATCTGAAAAACGCCGCCGACTTGGTGACACACTCGAACATCGGTTGGCCGCAGTATCTGCACTTCGGCAACTTATCCGATGGCACTATCTTTGTTTTCATCTGAGCTATCCTCCGTACCGCCCAAACAGAACTCTTCCAACGTGAACTGGTGGTGCGGCATATCGTAGTTGGTCCAAATTACCTCGTGCGCGACTTCTGCAGAAGTGGTTCTTACTTCTGTAACATACTTATTCCAGTGCTTCAGATAATCGCTGTACAGGTCACATTCATAACCCGAAATGACTACCTTTGCCTGGGAATGCGTGATGATTTCCAAAAGCTCCTGGTGATCGTCATTGGTCATCTCGCAGCTGTACAGCTTTCCGCTTTTCCGGGTGGAGCGCACATAAGGCGGGTCACAATAGATCAGCGCATCGGGCGTGTTGTACCGCCGTATCAGCCGGAGGGCGTCCATGTGCTCGATTTGAACAAGATGGGTCGTATCGCCCTTCAGGCGACTGGCGGCCACGTCAATGGTATCGGCGATCCCGTTCCACTTACAGGCTGTGCCGCCGATCTTGATCTGCTTGTGATTTCTCCACCCACACTTTCCGTCTATCTTTGCGCCGATAGCCTGTGTGGTCTTGACGATGAACCTTCGCGCCTTTTCGAGAGGATCCTCGCACGGCTCAAACGCGAGGTTATATTCCTCTCGACTGTAAGGCGTAAGCTCCAGGGCGCGGCGCAATTCATCCGGCTGCTCTCGCAGTATTCTGAACATGTTGACCACATCTCCGTCAAGATCATTGATCGTTTCCACGGCTCCTGGCTGTTTATTGAAGAACACAGCCCCAGAGCCTGCGAACGGTTCAAGATAAACCATCTTCTCATAGTCTGTCGGGAAATGATCGATAATCCACCCTGCGATTCCCCATTTTGCGCCAGGGTATCGAATTATAGCCTTCATACAGATTTGTCACGACTGCCGCACGGGGAGAATCAGCCAGAAGAAGTCCCTGAGTGCTTCATCGTTTGTCTCGGCGTACTGCACTACGCAGGGCGAAATGGGATTGACAAACTTCATTACGATATCGCCGTCACTGAACACCTTCAGCAGATCGTTCAGATAGATCACGTTGAACGCGATCTTGATCGGGTCGCCTTCCCGTTCTACGTCGATCTCGTCAAACATGTCATCCAAGGAGTTCTTCGCGAAGATGCGCATGGTTGTTTCGGCCACTTCAAATTGCACCAGGTTATTGGCCGTGCCGGATTTGGCGACGATGTAGGCACGTTCGATTGCGCTCTTGAAATCGCTGGCAGACAGTCTCACAGTCGTGCTGTATGCCTTGGGGACGATTTGACGCCACTCGACATAGGCGCCCTTGATCAGGGTACAAACGATGCTTGAATTTGCGAACGCCAGCGCAAACTCTTTGTCGCTGAACTCCATCTCGACCATCTGTTCTTCGTCTGCCGGCAACATCTTCTTCAGGACCATCAGTGTCTTCGCCGGAATGATGGCCTTCATATCCTCTTCACAGTCGCAGGCGTAACCCTTGACGGCCAGCCTGTATCCATCGAGCGCTGCCATTCGCACAACACACTTATCCACATCAATGCAGCCTCCAGTGAGGACTTCGCGCACGTCTGCGCGAGCGATACATGCCTCAGTGTCGGATATCATCTCCAGCAGGCTGCCAGCAGCTATCCTGACGGTGGTTGTCGTTGTGATTTCATCCTTGACAGGGAAAGTATCAGCATCGACGCACGACAGCTGTGACTTCACTCTGCCGGCGCGAATGATCATGGGCTTGTCCTTGCCGTTCATGGTGATGCTCAAATCATCGTCGGGCATCTTCTTGATAACTTCCTCGAACAGCTTGCCTCGCACTGCACAGCGGCCAGGCTCTTCTACGCAGCCTTCGACCGTGCGCGTAACCTGCATCACCATGTCCGTACAGGTGAACTTGATCAGATCATCCTCGGCCTCGATAAGCACACACTCCTCGATCGGCGAGATCGTCCTTGATGGCAAGGCTTGTGCGACAATCTGCATGGCGCTGCGCAATTCTCTGACATCTGCTGTGAACTTCATTGAATCTCCTCCTTCAAAATAAAAATCGCTGGTAGAATCTTTCGCAAGCCTTTGTCAGCTCCGAACAGATCACCGGCGATTATTTGGCCTCGTATGGTTTTGTACTGCTGGGAACTGAGTGCTGCTTTCGCGCTGTTCAGCCGCTTCAATGCAAGCTTCGTAGCGCGTGATGCTGCAGACTGTGCCATAGCTTCCTCCTTTGCGTCGAAAAGAAAAACCGGCTTTTCCGCTCTCTTGGTCGGTTGGGCCCGGCTCCCGCCCACTCAGATTTGGGCTGCGCGGCGTCACTCTCCGTCGTGTCACAGTTGCTATCGGTCTGTAATCCGTCCGGCTCGCGTCCCGGCTGGCTGCCAGGAACATCATACGGAGGGGCGCGACCCCGCCTGTTTGTGGGAAATGTCAGAGTCGAACTGACGCCTGCTGCTTACCGATCTTCTGCGCCCTGTGCGCTCAACCCGGATCCTGGTGCCGGAATTGCAGCCGCACTCCACTGTGCTAATCTCCCACACCCTGTGCCGGAAGCTTCACGTTCCGGCACAGCATTGAATCAGGGCATAAAGGAAGTGAGAGAATGCAGCCTATCTAATCGCCGGACGCCGCTGTGTGGAAGCGCATCCTTGGTGCGTTGCCGATTGCACTGTACGCCAGCGCGGAATCGAGTTCACAGATTGGAGCGCCTTGACTACGCGGCGTCTCCATCTGCTCTCCAGGCCAATCAGTCCAGTCGAAATCATACCAAATTGAATACCTGTACAACGTCGAACCTCCTTCCCATAGAAGCTACCCGGCCGCGCTTACCTTGGCCTGGCGCATCCCGAATTTCGGGGCCGTCGTTTTTCCCGGCGCGCAGGGTCAACGACGAAACCGTTGCGCCGGATGCTCTCCTTTGGCCGTCACAGCAGCTCGAATCATTGAAGAAGCGGGAGAGCGCGCCTTGCGTCCGTTTTCCTACGCTGCCAGCAAGTCTTCGTACCCTATGGCACACGGCCTCTTGCCTTGTCCCGGTAGCCCGGAGCCGTGAGGGTTGTTTGGGAATGGTCGGAGTTGAACCGACATCTCTACTGCGGATCACGCGGTGGTCAGCAGCCCATGGTTGCTGCCGCCCCGCCACACCTCGACTTTGAGTGTGACTGCTCTTTTTGCACCACATTCCCGTGGATGCCGGTCTCTCCCGGCTGTCACCATTGCTCGCTCTGGCTATTAGGTCGTAAGCCCATTGACGGCGAGTACCCCCGAGCTCCACTCAGCATGATATGCTCAGGCGCTACATGCTCTGCAGATGCAAGGCTGACGCGAATTGGCGGGAATGGGTGGATTTGAACCACTAACACTGGTTGCGCATCAATCGCATACGATCTTTGCCCTTCCACGCTCTACCGTTGAGCTACATTCCCATGGCACCCCGGACAGCTTAGCCTTTGAAGTTTGCAACCTTCTCCGGGAACGCCGTCTTTATTAGATATCCCGGCATATGCGCATCTAACCGGGCGGGGCTGGCGGGAGGCACAAGATTTGAACTTGCGAGACCTTGAGGCCTTCCGGTTTAGCAAACCGGTGCAATAAACCACTCTGCCAACCTCCCATGCAGCTTTTTCACTTTGTCGCGTTGCGGAAAGCATCGAACCTTTGCGCCGATTTCCTATTACGCCATCTTCGCCGGAGACGTCCCCGCTGCAAAAGCGGAGTGCTTTTGCAGGAGTGAAGCTCCAGCATAGGCCTTTTCGGATTATCGGGAACCCTGGCGGGAAGTGCAGGATTTGAACCCGCGGACTGTTGCCAGCCATCTGTTTTCAAGACAGTTGCCTTAATCCACTCGGCCAACTTCCCGTATCTGTCATCACAGCAATCTCACGGTTGCCCGTGTCAGACAATCTTTGGTGTTGGTGTCCAGCGCCGCGTCGTTTATCGCGTTGGCAATCTTCTGCGCCACGCCGCGATACGGCGTCATGAACCGCCCTGTGCCGTCCTCGTTCTCAACGAACCTCGTCGTGAGCTGCTTCCTGCCGGAGGCGTCTCGCGCCAGCTCCTTCACTTCCACGATGTACACGCCGTACTCCGGGTAGCTGTTGTACTCGTCAGGCACCAGTTCATACTGATCAACTTCCTCAGGCGTCAGCGGGCGGGTGTAGCACACCCAACCGAGGACGTTTTCACAGATGATCTCATGCCATGTCCGCTGATCGTAGGTCAGCGTTGCCACGCTTCCACCCGGCATCGCTCCCGGCGCGGGACCGCGCAATCTCAAATAGTAGCCGTAGAGCTCTTCGCTGATGCTCCGAGCGAGGTTTGTTGCGACCTTGACGCTGTTCTGGATTTCCTTGGTGTTCCACATGCTGGAAGCTCCCTTCATCGTCCGTCACAACGTAATTATAGCCCCTTTTGGGGGCTTTGTCAATAGGGATTTGCAGAAAATTGGGGCTTTATTTCAAAATTCGCCCTGATTATCGGCTTTTTGGGGTTGATTTTAGGAGCCATGTGTGTTATTATAAGGGTGCGCGGGAAACTGCGCACAAACGGCATTGCAGAAAACAGTTACTTCGCAATGTAGGCCGGGAAAAGATGGTTCGACCCCATCCCCTCCCACCATGTGGGAGGGTGGCCCAACAGGCAGGGCGCCCGTATAGTCTGTTTTCGATTTTATCCGTTTGCACAACCTGGTATAAAGCGGCATTGTAGGCAACGGTTACTTCGCCTGCTAAGCGAGTGGTCGTGGGTTCGAGTCCCACCCAGCGTCCATCAGGGCGCAGGTAGCTCAGTCGGTTAGAGCACTTTACGTCCGTTTCCGTCTTTATCCGCTTTATATACCAACGCAAGCGTGCATTGCAGTTGCCGGTTACTTCGACTTTGAAATCGAATCACTTCCTGCCAACCCCAGGAAGCCAGATTATACCGGCCACGATTTCATCACGCTTGCGTTTCATTTTTTGGCAAAGGAGGAATGGACGTGTCCAAATTCAACCAGAAGTCAGTCTCGATCAAGACCGTCAACATGGATGGCCACGCGGCGTATTCCATGACCGACAAGGCAAAGCTGATCACCCAGGTGCTGACCTCATTCTTCAATGAAAGCAAGTTCTACGGCGACAACAGCAGCGATATGCTCAAGACTATCCAGCGTGTCGCCAAGACCTCGCCGGAGTTCATCGCGAAGCTGGCGGTGTTCGCCCGCAAAGAGTTCAACATGCGCTCCGTCGCCCACGTCCTGACGGCATGCCTGGCCAACGAGGAAAAGGGCAAGGCCTATGTCCGCAATACTGTGTGGAGCGTCTGCCAGCGCGGTGACGATCTCACCGAGATCATGTCCTTCTACCTGGCCACCTTCGGAAAGCCGATACCCAACGCCCTGAAAAGGGGCATCAACGACGTGCTTGGCCGGATGGATGAATACTCCCTCGCCAAGTACAAGGGCACGAGTAACGGGGTGAAGATGCGCGATCTGCTCTGTCTGTGCCATCCGAAGCCCAGAAACGACGCGCAATCCGATCTGTGGAAGCGGCTGCTTGAAAACAGGCTCGAAACCCCTGTGACGTGGGAAACCCAGCTGTCAGCCAACGGCAACAATCGCGAGACGTGGGAAGCGTTGATCGACAGCGGCAAGGTCGGATATATGGCGATGTTGCGAAATCTTCGCAATATCATCATAGCAAATCCCCGGAACATCGAGAAGGTGTTCTCCACCATCGAGGACCCGGACGCGGTGCGGCGCTCAAAGCAGCTTCCATTCCGCTTCCTCTCGGCCTATAAAGCCATTCAAGGCATCGGCGGCAGCCGCGCCCTGGACGCCCTGGAGAACGCTGTGAGCGAATCCGTGCTCAATATGCCCGTCCTGCGCGGAACCACCGTCATCGCCGTAGACGTTTCCGGCTCCATGAGCTCGAAGGTCAGCGACAAGTCTGACGTGACCTGCGGCGAGATCGGCATGCTGCTGGGCGTCATCGCCAACAGGATATGCGAAAACAGCGTATTCTTCACCTTTGACGATAAGCTCAACCGCGAGGACCTCCCGAGAAGCGTCGGCATCCTCTACGCCACCACGCACAGGGGCATGCACGGCGGCGCCACGAACATGGAGCTCCCCTTCAAGTCCATGCAGCAGCACGACATCAAAGCCGACCGCATCATCTTCCTGTCGGACAACCAATGCAACATGTCCTCTGGCGGCTGGTGGTACAAGCCGGTACAGACCGCTGCGGATGAATACCGCAAGGCCACGGGAAACGATCTGTGGGTACACGCCATTGATCTGCAGGGCTACGGCACCCAGCAGTTCCACGGGCCAAAGACCAACATCATCGCCGGATGGAGTGAAAAGGTGTTCGCTTTCATCAAGCTGGCCGAGAAGGGAATCGGCAGCCTGGAGAAAGCCATCGACAACTACGACGGCGTAGCAATAAGCCCGGAGCCTTGACGGTTCCGGGCTTAATCATCCTTTTTCAGCCAGTTGTCCAGGAATGTGACCAGCTGCGCGCGGGACACCTTCTTGCGTTCGTCACTCAGTTGGGTGTAGACGTTCATCGTGGTACGGACGTCGGAGTGGCCGAGGTAGTATTGCGCGCTCTTGACGTCGATGCCGGCGTCATACATCGCCGTAGCGAATGTATAGCGCAGATCGTGGGCTTTAATGGAGAAGCGCTTCCTCTGCTTCTGTTTCTCTGCCAGTCGTTCCTCAAGCGTTCGCCTGTCCTCCAATGTCAGATGCGCCGTTTCCTGCTCCTGTTTTCGCTTCTCTACGTCGCGTCGCCGTCCCTGCTGGCTGACGGGCTCGCCGTTCAATATGCGCTCCATGGCCACGTTGAATCCGTCGATGCCCCTGTCAAACGCGGATTGGGAAATCTGCTTCCCGTGAGCAGATAGGCATACCTGGCCGGACCGCTTCTTCTTCGGAATGGAGGACAGCGCCTCGTAGAGTGGATCGCAGATCGGCACGACGCGCTTTCCGGCCTCGGTCTTGGTAAGCTCCTTGATGACAGATTGGTTGGACACGATCTCCGCGGCGCGGTGCACGTCGATGGTGCGCGCTTCCAGGTCAACGCTGTCCCAATTCAAGGCGATCATCTCGCTGCGCCTCAGGCCGGCGTAGAGCATGATCATCATCCAAACCCCGGTGCGGTGCTCCATCCAGTTCTCCGTGATCAACTCCGTTTCCCAGCGAGCGAGGGCGCGGTGCCCTTCGCCGTTCACGGCGTCCGGCAGTTCGAGCTCCTCGGCAGGATCGTCGCGGATGATCTTGTTCTGGCGCGCCTTTTTGAATATCTGCTGTAGCACCATGCGATATTTTATGGCCGCCGATTCCGACATGCCCGCCATCTTCATCAGGCTGTTTTGAAGATGGATATTGCGCACCGTGGCCATGCGCATCGGGCCAACGTCCTGGAGCAATCGCGCAATCGCGCTGTCATAGGTCTGCTTGTTCGTCCCCTTCAGGCCAGATTTATAGGTGGTTTTCCACATCTCCACCCACTCGGCCACGGTGATGCGCTCGCTGAAATCCGGGATCCCAAGCGCGCGCTCCTGCTCATAGGCCGCCCGCTTGACCAGCGCCTCGCCCTCTGTCGCGCCGGTGAATTTCTTACGAATGCGCTTCCCGTTCTTGTCCCGTCCGTAGCTGCCGTAGATGACAACGGGCCCTGTCTTTTCAGTCTGCTTGTTCGTCGCCATGGGTTGTTTCCGTTATCCGGCGCGCCACGTTGAACAGGTCGATGTACAGCCCCATCTCGTGATCGTCGGTGGTTTTCAGCGCCGCGTCCATGATCGTGTAGATATCCAGCAGAATGCAATCCACGGTGTGCTGGCGCTCACGGGACGCAGCGTTGTACGCTTCCTCTAATCCCTTGAGCTGGTCAACAAAGATACTCTTCTGGATGGTCGGAATGGTGTCTGTGTCGATGCCGAGCAGATAGTCGGCGCTGACGCCAAGCAGCTTTGTCATCCGAACAAGCATCTCGTACTTCGGGAATTTCCCTGCTGTCTCGTAGCCCTGCACGTTCTGCCTGGGCGTACCCAGGGCATCGGCAAATGAATACTGCGTATAGCCGCGCTCGCTCCGAACGGCGCGCAATCTCTCTGAAAATGCTTTCGCAAATGGCGTAGGTGTGGTAGGCATAATATTACCCTCCTTGACAATGCTCTTATTTGGGGCTATAATAGATGTCGAAAGGACATCATTTGTAGCCAAAGTGTAGGTGAAGAAAATGCGAGTGAAGCTCCGCGATATGCGCGTGAACAATGGATATACCCAGTATTCTCTTGCTGAGAAGCTGAATATCTCACGCAGTCATTATTCCCAGATCGAGAGCGGTGAAAAGAACCCCTCCGATAAACTGAAGACCATGATCAAGATCGCTCTGCGGTATACGGAGGACGATCTGTTCGACATCGTCGCCAGGGTGAAGCCCAGGCGTGGCAATCCCTATATCCGCGAACACGAGCGCCTGACGCTGTCCGCGCGTGATGTTCCCGTTGCCCGAGGCCGGAAGCCCAAAGCCCGTACTTAATCCTGAGGCAGCTTCTTTCCGGCATACCGCTCGATATACTCATCATAGTACGGGTTTGTCCACGTCGTACCGTCGAACGTCTCATAAGAAGCTACGATTGCCTTTACAGTAGACACAACTCCAACTTTTTCGTTTAAGTCAAGGCTGATGCTGCATGTGCCGCCAGGCACCAGGTTGACGCCTTTATAATTTGCCTTTTTTGCGTAGACATTCGGGTTGAAATCCATCTGCATAGTGATGAAAACCGGTAGCCTGTTTGCATCCCAGCCCATGAAGGTTACGACAGCGTCCTTAATATCGTCCACGGAGTTGTTCACCAGGACGGCACGCAGTTGGTCTGGGTAGAGCGCCTTATAGTCCTGAGACTGTACGATAAACTGCGGGTCCGTGGCAACAAGCGGCTGATCTACCATCAGCGCGTCCAGCGCTCCCTCGGCGTGCTTCTCTTGGGTGGGCTGTTCGTTCTGTTCGCGTTCCTTAACGTTGTTCGACATGGTAGTAATCACAGAGCTAAAAAACGTGCCATAGTATTGGTATCCATTCGTCGGTCTGGATTCTGCGGCAGCACCGAGACAAGCGTTCAGTTCATCCTCCGAGAAGTAATTGGTGAAATTCTCGCCCTTTTTGACGAAAATCTCCGCCTTCTCTACATCCAGCAGAATAAGCATCTCATTGTCCATGTCGCCAAACATACTGGCACGGATATTCCAAACGATGTCCGCGTAACCTTGCACACCAAGCTCACCACAGGAGGCGACGATGTAGGAAACCACCCTTAATCCGAGCGCACGGTAAACGGTGCTGTCATAGCCTGCGATCTTGTCGATAGTCTCCTGTGACAACTCGCTAGTGGTATCATATGGATAAACACCAGCATAGTCATTATATGTTTCAGCAATAGCAGAGAACGACAGCAAAACCAGCAGCATAGCCACAACAAAAGAGATCATTTTCTTCATGTCGCATTCCTCCATCTTAGTTAGAAATCAGTTTTATTCCAGCTCGCGTAAGTGCTTCAATTCGCTGTTGCCTCGCTATCCCCCTCCAAGCGCACGCGGCGGTGTTCTTCAACGGCTGTGTGTTCCACGCTGGCCTTTCCATCCAGATCGAGGGCGCGGAAGTGCTCAATAAGATTCCATTCTCGCTCGTCGAGAATTGTTGTGTTTTCCTCGTTCCTGACTTCTCCGGTAAGAAGCTGTTCAATGGGAATTTCCAGATACTCACAAATGCGCACAATGTATTTTGCTGGAGGATCCGTATTCCTTGTTTTCCAAGTCGTTGTGGCGTTTGTCTTCAATCCAAGCATTTTACATAGGCCAGAAGCCGTCTTTCCGGGCTTGCTGTCAATCAGCATAAACATACGCTCACAAATCGTCATGTCACAATGTCGCCCCCTTAAAATCGCATTTGCGAGCATATCTCCCTTGACAAAGCACGCATATGCGAGTATAATAGCCCCATACCAACACAATGACGGTATTCCACGAAGCAAACGCCCGCTTGTAATGATGGATAAAGGCAATCGTGTAAAACAATCCACCATGAATTATACTAACAGGCTGTTTGCAACGCAATGACAAGGAGGTGACAAAACTTTGACCAATTATGGCAGGCGCGATTGGCTTCGGGACAAGCGCAAGGCTCGGAAGCTCACCCAGACCGAGATTGCGCGCATGCTTGATATCACCCCCACCCATTACCAGTATATCGAGTACGGCATGCGCAATCCATCAGCGCCGCTGGCCCGGAAGATCGCCGTGCTGTTCGACTTCCCGATGGAGCGCTTCTACGAAGCGCCGGCACGGTAGCCGACCTCATGAATCGCAAAGGAGGAACCATGATGCAGTTTACATACTACGACTTCTTGCATCATACGGGCATGACCCCCACCGACCAGAACGCCATCGCAGAGTATGAGATCATGCTTCGCATCGGAAGAATGCTGCCCGCCAGCACGCCGCCAACCGTTCTGCGCCGTCTGTGGCGGGACGCTTTCTCTCACGCTGACCCCACCGAACGCCGTCTCACCCACCGCATTCATCGGGGCGCGTTCAAGTAATCACAGGTTCATTATAACCCAACTTCGGAAGGAGTGAAAGGACTTTGTCTGCGGGAAAAACCTTCGGTGACCAATGCCGCGAGGCGCGTTTGAGGGCTGCAGCCTACAACGAAAAGCTGGCAACCCAAGCGGGCGCCGCGGAGCTTCTGGACGTAAGCTCGCCGGAAACGATTGGCCGGTGGGAGCGAGACGAGGCCGCACCCAGCAACATGAATGTGCGCCGCATGTCCCAGCTTTACAACGCGCCAGAGCTTCTCAACAACTATTGCGCCATGCAATGCCCTATTGGGTGCGGTCGCTTCTCGACGATGCAGAACGAGCCGTTTGAGCGCACCGCGATCAAGCTGTTCAATGAGGCACAGGGCGTCGGCGACATCGCAAAGGCGCTCCTGCTGATTGCCTCGGATGGTCGTGTGCGTCCCGATGAAGTCAGCGCGTTCCAGGATGTGGTCAAGCGTCTGGGAAGCTTGCAGGACGTGATCCACGCTCTGCAGCTGTACGCCGAGAAGAACAATCTTTAATCGCAAAGGAGGAAACCGCGATGCCGGCACGCAAGAAGCCCATCGGGTTCAATCAGAAACACTATGACGCCAGGCAGATCATGGAAATGTTCAGCGTTGGAAAGACCAAGGCCTACGACATCATCCATGAGTGCAGACGCTATGGCAGCGTCATCAAGGACGCCGGGACTGTCCGTGTGTCCGAGGAAGCGCTGACGCGCTGGTACAACGAGCGCCAGATCGAAAGCGAAAACAGGGCACCGCGGCGCGGGCGTCCGATGGGAGGAATGGACGGATATGGCATCTACGCAGTTGAGCATATTTGAAATCGCGGACAGCGAACGGGCAAAAAAGACCTTTTACCCGACGCCTGAGGCGCTGGCGAGAAGGTTGCTCGAAGGGTTGAAATGGGACTACATAGAAAGCGTGCTGGAGCCCAGCGCCGGCAAGGGCGACCTTGCGCGGGTATGTGCTGGCCTCAGAAAGCAGGCTGGCTACAACGGTTACTATCCAACGAGCGAATACTCGTGGAATGACGCCATCGGGAATGCAGATATCGACTGCATAGAGATCGACCCAGCGCTGCGCGCCGTGCTGGAACAGCAGAATTTCCGCGTCATTCACGATGACTTCCTGACCTACGAGACACAGAAGCGCTACCATTTGATCGCCATGAATCCACCTTTTGACCGTGGCGCCGCACATCTGCTGCACGCCCTGGACCTGATGGAGCGCGGCGGCGAGATACGCTGCATCCTCAACGCTGAGACCCTGCGAAATCTCTATTCCGATCAGCGGCGCGAGCTGGCAAAGCGCCTGAAGGACTTGAACGCCGAGGTTGAGTTCGTGCAGGACGGCTTCAAAGACGCCGAGCGCAGTACAGACGTGGAGATCGCCCTGGTCCGCGTCAGCATCCCAATGGTGCACATCGACAGCAGTTTCATGGACGAGATGCGAAAGGCACCCACCTACAAGACATCAACGGTGGCGAGCGAATACGCGGACATGGTGCGCTATAACGAGATCGACGAATGGGTGAACCGCCACAACTATGAAGTGGCCTGCGGGATCCGGCTGATCGAAGAATGGTCGGCCATGGAACCGTTTATCCTCGCCAATCCGGACGGCGACCTCACCAATCCGATTCTTTCGCTCAAAGTCCGAAGCGGAGGCTCCGATCGTGATGTCACCATCAACGAGTATATCAGGCAGACGCGGCTCAAATACTGGCGTGCCATCTTCCAGCACAGCACGTTTACAGACAAGCTGACGTCGAACCTACTGAACGACCTCCATGCCAGCGTCAACAAATTCAAGGATTATGAGTTCTCGGCCTACAACATCCTGACACTCATTATCCGCATGAACGGCAAGGTAGCCCAAGGCATCGAGGATACCATCATTAAGCTGTTCGACGATTGGACGGCGCGCTCCTACTACGAGGACAGCCCAAACCGCCATTACTACAATGGCTGGAAAACCAACGACTGCTGGCGCGTAGGCAAGAAGGTCATCATCCCGTTCTACGACGCATTCGACACCTGGGACAAGCGATTCAGGGCGTGGCCTGTGATATCCAGATTCCGGGATATTGAAAAGGTATTCGACTTTCTCGACAGCGGCCGCACAGACTGGCCGGGCACGTTCGGAAACGATTTCAAGGTGGCCGAGGCAACTGGCCGTGCGAAAAATCTCGACACCAAGTATTTCACTTGCACATTCTACAAGAAGGGCACCGCACATCTGGTATTCAAAGACCTTGATCTGCTGGAGAAGTTCAACCTGTTCGCCTCGCAGCGCAAAGGCTGGCTGCCTCCCAACTTCGGCAAGAAGCACTATGACGATATGAGCGCCGAGGAAAAGGAAGTCATTGACAGCTTCCAGGGGCGCGAGAAGTACGAGGAAATCCTGCGCCGCGCGGATTACTATCTCGAATCCGGCAGCACCAGCCAGCTCCTGCTCGGAGCACCCACGACCTGATATTGAAGGAGGATCAACATGTTTTTCTGGATTATCCTTGCGCTGGCGGCCGGCGTCGGCCTCGACCGCGTTGTGATCTGGGACAAGGACCGCGCCGTCACCAGGGAGCGCGAATACCACATCGACACCATCGGCAACCTCGAGAAGCAGCTTCAAGTGGCGAAAATGGACAATTACGCGATGAAGCGAGAGCGCGGCGATTCTGTGGATGCGCGTGATTATGTCTACGAAAATCCCCATTTTGAATCCGATTTCATGCGCAACGGGCACGCAAAAACCACCCTGCGCCGCAGACAGGCCAGACAGGGCGCATAAAAATTTTCGCGGCATGGTTGACAAGGCTCCCATTTGGGGCTATAATATTCCACGACAGGCCGATTATAGGAGCTGAAAGGAGGGTTGCACATTGGCGGGAAAAGAGATTGCGCGCTGCAAGGCATGCCGCCGAAGGCTGACGAGTTCGGAAGCCATATCCGCTGGATTTGGCCCTGTCTGCTACCGCAGGCTGTTCGGGCGCTCGCTTTCCTATTCTGCCAAAGGCTCTGAAAGAGGGCAAACGAAAATCAAAAAGCCCCGAAAATCGGCGCGATTGCGCGTTTCTGTCAATCAGATTTCCATTTTCGACACGCAGGAGGTTCAGCATGGAACAGACGCTCAAAACGCGAGTTGAGGCTGCTTTCGGACGCCCCTTCACGGACGCCGAGTATGCCGAAGCTGAGGCCTACGCCGCCATGAAGCTGGATTTTCAGGCAAAGCTCTTTGGGCGCTCGTTCGATGACGCCTACCGAGCCAAGGTGATCGCGGAAACGATCAACCAGAACAGGCTCTACCAGCAGGATGAAGAAGATCGCAGGATCCTCGCCCAGCTCGTGGAGCGCGACCGCGCGGCCCGTGAGGCCGCCGAGGACAAATGGGTAAAAGAAGTGGCGCACGAGGTTGGGACATCGTGCGCCGCGGTGAGAATGATTGTACGGTCATATCTCTCAACTCATATTGTAGCACAGTCCCGGACGAATTGCAATATGGGAGTGTGAAAAAATGTCGGAAAATAATCAGAACAACAACGCGCTGGCGCTTTCCGAGATGTACCCGTCCAGCAAGTTCAATCTGCTGGTGCCGGTGCAGGTCGTCGCGGAGATTTCCGCGATCCAGCGCCCCGTGATGAACAGCGTAATGATTTCCACCAATCTTGACGATAAGGAAATCTACGAGCAGGAAAAGGCGCAGCCCGCCAAGCCTGCAAACAGGGAGAAGGGCTGGCCGGCTCGCCCGGCGGTTCCCGCGAAGTACGCGATCACCAAGCGCGGCCTGACCAAGCTCATGCGCGCCGCCGGCATCAAGATCAAGTATTCCAAGCCTGTGGTGCCCTCCACCTGCCAGAAGTGCGCCGAGATGAACGCGCGCATCGGCAAGCCTGTCAACTGCGGAAACTGCCGCAACAAGGACGTCAAGTATGAGGTCTGCATCAGCGTCCCCCAGCTGACCGGGGAAAACCTGGAGATCATCGCCCACAAGGAGATCATCGTCGATGATGTTGTCGCCGGAATGAGCGATAAGCAGCGGACTGAATTTATGAAATTCCGTAGCGAGATGTGCGAGAGCAAGGCGCTGAACCGCGCGCTCCGCATGGCGATGCAGATCAAGGGAACCTACCAGATCGAAGAGTTCGAGAAGCCCTTCGTGGTAGCCTACCTCGTGCCGAACTTGGACAATCCTGAGGTGCGCGAGCGCGCCATCGCCAGCTTCTTCAGCCACGCGTCGCAGATTTACGGCGATCAGCCGCAGGAGCCAGCCACCCGCCGCATCGACGTCGATGCGATTGCAGATGACGAAGATGAGGCTCCGATCTACGGCGAGCTGGGCGCCGCCGTGGACGATCAGGAGCCCGAGGACACCGAACCTGAGGACACCGAGCCCGAATGGGCGCGCTCTGGAAACCAGAGCACGCCGCCGCAGGATCCCCAGGGCGCCGTGTGTGACATTTGCGGCGCTGAGATCAGCGAAAAGGTGTTCAATTACAGCATAAACAAATTTGGACGCCCCTTGTGCTTCAACTGCCAGAAGAGCCCCCGATAAATCGCAAAGGAGAAAACGGCATGAAGATACTTCATACTGCGGATTGGCACATCGGCCCCCAACCGGGGCCGATGGTCAACGGAAAGAACGCCCGCGCGCTGGACACCCTGCGCTGCGTGGACGATCTGATCAATGAGGCGGCGCAGATCAAGCCCGACCTCTCCATCATCGCCGGCGACATCTTCCACGTCAGCAAGACGTGGAGCGAGCGCGGCATCAGCGAGGTGCAGGACGCCATTGAGCGCATCGAAAAGCTGTCCCGCATCGCGCCCGTGGTGGCCATTCAGGGCACCTTGAACCATGACGGCAGCCAGCATTACGAGATGCTGACCCGCTATTTCGCCAACAATTCCAATGTTCACATCTACACCCAGCCTGGCATGAACGTGGTCGAGGCGCTGGACGGAACGCAAGTCGCAATCTGCGCGCTTCCCGGCTTCGACCGCGGCTACTGGCGCGCCCAGCATCCCGGCGTGGACCGCATTGAGGAAAACCTGACCTTCTCCAGCGCGCTGAACGACATGATCATCGGCATGCGAGCCATGACGATGGAGTATCCCGACGCGGTTTCCGTCCTCGTTGGCCACTACACCGTGGAGGGGTGCAACACCGAATCCGGGCAGACCATGATGTTCAGCCAGTTCGAGCCAACCGTCAGCATGAAAACGCTGGAAGCCGCTGGCTTTGACCTGGCTTGCTTCGGGCACATCCACCGCCCCCAGCCCCTCGGCTGCAGGGCGTTTTACTCCGGCGCTGTCAACGCGCTCAACTTCAACGACGAAGGGCAGCCCCGCGGCTTCTATGTCCACGAGGTTACAGGCCATGTCATGCTCCACAGCGACCTCCACCAGCTCAAGCCGCAGAAGTTCAAGACCATCCACATGACCGAGGATGATATCCGGGACTTCAACCTCTCCGGCACGATGCCGTATCACGACGTCCAGGACGCTATCGTGCGCGTGCTGTACGATTGCACCGAGGAACAGCAGAAAGCCCTCAACCACGCGCAGATGGAGCGCGCCATTATGAACGCCGGCGCGTTCTGGGTGCAGGAGATCACGCCCAAGACTATCTCTGTGTCCGTCAACAAGACCACGCTGACCACGGAAAACGACCCTGAGGCGAATCTGCGGGAATACCTGGTCAGCAACAACGTGCCGAAGGACGAGATCGAAGCCCTGATGCCGCTGGCGCGGGACATCATCAACCTGGTGCTCGCGGAAGGACACTCCGACAAGGCGAGCGGCCTGTTCACGCCTGTGGAGATCAGCGTGACCAACTATCGCAACTACAGAAACGAAACCTTCAGCTTCGACGATGTGCGCTTCTGCACGATCAACGGGCAGAACGGCGTCGGCAAGAGCAGCCTGTTCATGGACGCTGTCTACGATGCCCTGTTCGAGGATCCGCGAGAGGGCGACCTGACCGGCTGGATAAGCAACGCCCAGGACGCGCGCTCCGGCGCGATCAAGTTCACGTTCCGTGTGGGCGAACACCTGTGGCGCGTCTCGCGCACCCGCGTAAAATCCGGCAAGGCCACGCTCAACCTCTCCGAGATGGTAGACGGAGAGTGGCAGGACAGGAGCAGCGAAAAGCTGCGGGACACCCAGGACAGCATACAGCGCATCCTCGGCATGGACGGCATGACGCTGCGCGCCTGTGCCCTGATCATGCAGGACCAGTACGGGCTTTTCCTCCAGGCCAACAAGGAAAGCCGCATGCAGATATTGTCCGACATCCTCGGCCTCGGCATCTACGAGCAGATGTCCGGCGAGGCCGCCGAGCGCGCCGCGGACGCCAACCGCGAAGTGCGCACGCTCCACGCCCGAAAGAAGGAGCTCGCGGACCAGCTGCCCGACATGAACAACCTCGACCTTCAACTCGCTACGGCAGACGCCACGATCGCCGGCCTCGACGATGGCATCAGGATTTGCAACGGGCATATCGAAGCCCAGAACACCGCCATCGCCGCCGCCGAGAGCGCCTTGTCGCTATGGGCTGAGCGCGTTCGCCGGCGCGACGAGATCGAAGTGGAAATCTCCCGCTACAACCTCCAGCGCCAAACCGCCGTGCAGCGCCAAGCAGAGATGCAGGCAATCATGGATCACCAGGCCGACATCATCGAAGGGGCAAAGCAGTACAGACAGGCGGTAGCCACGCGCGATACCCTGAAGGACGCGCTGACCGACTTTGCGGTGTTGAGCACGAAGCGTGCCGGCTTTGAAAACGTCGTGCGAACCAACGAGACTAACGCCCATATGCTCGACCAGCAGATCAGCGCCACCGCGATGACCATTGAACGCCTGACAAAAGCGCTCGACCGACGTGAGATCCTGGAAAACCAGTGCGTGGAGTGTGAAAAGATCGTGGCGGCCATCGAGGCCGCGGACGAGGCAAACACCGCATGGCAAGCCGCGGACCGCCTGTGTACCGCGGCGCGCAACAAGCTGACCGAAGCGAGGGCAGATGCCCGCGCTGCCTACAACCAGCGCAAGGCTGAGATCGACAGCCTGCGTCGCCGCGTGGCCATGCTGGAAAACAGCGATTGCCCGAACGTAGAGACGGCCACATGTCGATTCCTCGCGGACGCCCAGCAAGCCAAGGCCAAGCTGCCCGAAGCAGAACAGGCGCACGAGGCGGCGACGGCGGCATCGACCGCCACGATCAACGCCCTCACGGCTGACCTGACGGCGCAGGAGGCCGCCAGAGACGCTTTGAGCACCGTACCCAATGAGGCGCTCGCCCAGATGCGCGCGCGCCAGAAGGAGCTCTCCGGGGCCTCTGCGGAGCTTGCGCAGATGGAGCAGCACCAGCACGACCTTGAAGCCGCCCGCGCGTCCCTCAAAGACATGCAGGAGCGCCAGTCTGTCATGGTCTACGAAGCAGAAACCGCGAAGTCAGAAATCGCAAAGCTTGACGAGGACATCGCCAAGCACCAGCAGACCGTTGAGGCGCACCAGCGAGCCGTAGAGGAAGCTGCGCGCTTGCAGCCATACGCCGACAAGGAACAGCAGCTTGCGGGGGCGAGAGACCGCCTGGAAGCTGCCACAGAGCGCGTGACGGAGCTTGACGGCCAGATCGCCGAGGCGAGCGCGAGGCTTGAAACATGCAAGCGGGAGATTGAAAACGGCGGCGACGCCGTAGGCACGCTGCAGACTTGCAAGGCAGAGCTTGAGAAGCTCAAGGAAACACTTGAGGACGCCAACCGCCGCCGCGATGCCGCGCTGGGACATCGCGCCAGCATCAACCAGCAGATCAACCAGGCAAAGGCCATCAAGGCCAGCATGGACAGCATCGCCGCGGAGATCAGTACCAAGGCAATCGTCGCGGCGCAATGCGACATGCTGAAACAGGCTTTCGGCTCCAACGGCATCCCGCACAACATCACGAGGTCGATCATCCCGATCTTTGAAGCCACCGCCTCGAATATCCTCGGGCAGATGTCGCGCGGCAGAATGAGCGTCGAGCTCGTCACCGAGAAGGTGCTGAAATCGAACAGCAAAAAGGAGATCACCACGCTGGATGTGGTCATCAACGACGCGGACACCGGGCGGCTGCCCTACCTGTCCCGATCCGGCGGCGAGCGCGTCAAGGCGGCGCTGTCTGTCATCCTCGCGCTGTCCGAAGTGATGAAGAACAAGCTGGGCGTACAGCTTGGATTCCTGTTCCTGGACGAGCCGCCGTTCCTGGACGCTGACGGCGTCCGTGCCTACGTCGAGGCGCTCGAAGCCATCCAGCGCCGCTACGCCGATATGCGCATCATGGCCATCACCCATGACGAGGCCATGAAGTCCATGTTCCCACAGTCTGTCATGGTCATCAAGGACGAAAACGGCAGCCATGCCGCTTTGGAATAATCAGGAGGTGCAACATGATCTACAACGTCAGGATGTACGACAACCCCAAGGACCTGGGTTCCGATTACAACGGGATCCTCTTCGAGAACGTCACCGAGCAGGGCGTCATCGAAATCGTGCAGTTCGCCTTGGCCTATGGCAAGGCCGTGAGCGCCGTCGTTTCGCCTTCGCTGGAGCCCGACAACAACCCCAACGATAACGACCCCAACGATAACGACCCCAACGATAACGCCCCCGGCGACATCGACGCCTGCGGCAAGGATGCCTGCGACATCTGATCTGATCGACACCCGCGCCCTGCAAAGGGCGCGGGAATGAGGGAAGGTGATTCTGTAGTGGGACGCAGCCCGAAGGTAGGGCTTGACTACTTTCGGCTGGATTGCCATCTGGACACCAAGTTTGAGCTGATCGAGGCGGAGTTTGGGTTGAAAGGATTTGCGGTAGTCGTTAAGCTCTTCCAGCGCATCTACGGAGGGCAAGGTTACTACTGTGAATGGGACGAGGACGTTGCGCTGGTGTTTGGCGCCAAGACCGGGCTGGGTGCCAGCGTCGTGTCCGAAATAGTAAACGCCGCGATCAAGAGGGAACTGTTTGATCGAGACAAGTTCGTGAAATACCATATCCTGACATCAAAGGGGATTCAAAAGTGGTATTTTGAAGCCATCAACCGGCGAGAGCGTGTCGAAGTCATTCGTGATTACCTCTTTGATTCTGATGTCAATTTGCCGAAAAATGTCAGCATAAAAGCGATTTCTGTAAACATAAATCCGATAAATGAGGACAGAAATCCACAAAGCATAGCAGAGGAAAGTATAGGAGAAGAAGTAGTAGTAGAACGCGCGCGCGCGCAAGGCGTGTACGACAGCGACTTCGCCCGCGTCATTCGGGCATACCAAACCGAGATCGGGCGAGACCCAAGCGGCTCGGCTCGGGAGCTGCTCGTCTCATACTACGAAGACTTCGGCGCGGACGCCATGATTGTGGCCATCAAGGAAACAAACAAGAAGCAAGCCTATTCCCCGTGGGGATATCTCCAATCCATCCTGCGCGCGTTCCAGGAAGCTGGCGTTCACAGCGAAGCGGAAGCCATCGCATGCTGCAAGGACCACGCCAGAAGGGTAAATGCCAGCCGCGGCCGGAAGGGAAGACAGCAGGAAACGCCGCCGTCGCCGGACGCCTATAAACTACAGCCGGGTGATAACCCGTTCGCATAAGGAGTGTCATCAACAATGGCCCAGGAAGAATTGAAAACCGTTGGCAGCGCCGCGGACTACGGGAGCATCTTTCGACGGATGTCTGAAATGTGCAGATCACGAGCCGAGCGCCCGGATGATTACATAGGCGATGATGGATTTGTTCATTGCGCGAAGTGCGACGGACGAAAGCAACGCCTCATTGACACGAAAACCGTGGGGCTCGGACAGATCAAGGTATGGTGTCTGTGCCCTTGCCTCGCGGAGGAAGCGCGCAAGGAAGAACAGGCAGAGCGAGAAGCCAAAGAGCGCGCCGAACGCCTGGAGCGCAACCGCCTCATGGCCGCGTCCCTGCGTCGTCAGTACATGCAGGAGGAGCTCATTCAGACCGCGTCCTTCGACATCTTCTTCAGCAAGGTATTCACCGATGAATATGACAATCCCGACTCCAGGCGGCTCTACAAGATCGCCACGCGCTATGTGGAGCACTTCGACACGCTGCTGAAGGAGAACAAGGGCATGATCTTCTTCGGACCTACAGGCACCGGAAAGACGTTCACGGCCGCTTGTATCGCCAATGCCCTGTTGGACAAGGGCGTGCCCGTCATCATGACCTCGCTTGCAAAGCTGACGGACAGCATCGACTTCAACGACGCATCAAAGAGTGCCACCGCTATCATTGAGAAATTCAACAAAGCCGACCTTCTGATCGTCGACGACCTCGGCGTCGAGCGCTCCACATCCTTCGCGATGGAGAAGCAATATGAGTTCATCAATGGGCGCTACGCCTCAAAGAAGCCGATGATCCTCACGACCAATTTGACCATGGACCAGCTGCTCAAATCGTCCAGCATCGACCTACAGCGTGTCTATGAGCGCATCTACGAATCCAGTTATCTGGTGTCCTTCAATGGTCCGAGCTTGCGCAGGAAGCGCGCGAAGGAGATGCACGCCTATATGTCGATGCTGCTGGAAGGAGATTAGAAAATGAACATCATCGCCTATCTTTGGAATTACCACAAGTTCAAGCGCGCCTTCTACGGGCTGACGCTCAACAGCATCGGGCCGCTGTACGGCGTACAGCGCATCAAGGGCGAATCCCACCGAAGCTATGAGCGCCGGATCCTCAAGGTAGCTTGCCGGCGCGGGCCGGAAGCCATCGTAAACAAAATGACGAAGGGAGAGAACAAAAAATGATTTGGGGCGACAAGAAGCTGAAAAACCTGGTGGACACAGGGATGATACTCGACACCTACGACGGTGGAATCAACCCGGCATCCATCAACCTGAGGCTCGGACATACGTTTCTGAAGCCAAAGGCCGGACAGATCATCAAGCTCGGAGAGGAAATGAAATACCGCCGCTACGAGCGCAAGGATGGACAGTTTATCGCGCTCAAACCGGGTTGCTTCATGCTGGCGACAACGATTGAATGCATCGGCGTCCCAATCCACGCCGCGGCCTTTGTGCAAGGGCGGTCATCCATCGGGCGCGCCGGGCTTACGGTGCAAAACGCCGGATTTGTGGACCCTGGCTTTACCGGCCACATCACGTTGGAGCTGAAGAACGACAGCCCGTGTACCATCATGCTCTATCCTGGCTATCCCGTCACCCAGCTGGTCTACATGGACGCCCAGGACGTGACGGCTGGTTACAACGGGAAGTACACAGGCCAGATCGAAGCCACCGGCAGCCGGATGTTCCTCGACAAAGCCTCGCATGGCAACATCATGGCAGAGAGCGAGGGCGTATGAGACGGCTCGGATTTGGTGGAGATTTAATGCCGCTTATGGGCGCTCTCTACATAGACGGCAAGAAGATCATGGACGTGGAGGAAGCAGACTTCGATTCCATCACCATCGACCCTGAAGAAGAAAAGGCGACGATCAACGGAATCAAGCACATGCAGAACATCGGCCCGATGGAGTTCACGTTCACGCTTGAAAATCCCCGCACATGCAAGAGGGTTTTCAGAAAGCTGGAGGGCTGGAAGAATTACAGCAAGCCGCGATACAGGATGCGGAAGAGGGCAGTAAAACAAATGCGCAAGAAGAACCTGATCGTCGTATCTGCAGAGGACGTCAGGCGCGAGCTTCGGCGGTGGAAAGAGCAGATGCGCCGGCGGGCTCTGAAAGCGAAAAGGAGTGCGCCATGAGGATGTATGTTTTTCACGACCCATACCCCTATGTGACGGCCATTAAGAGGCTGGCACGCATACTTCACGAAATTGAGGAACAGGAGGAAAAAGAGCATGAAGCCCATCTATGAACCCAAAGGAGCCGCCAGAGAATACGGCGAGCTGGCGCTGAACATCTTCACCGGGTGCCCGCATGAGTGTTTCTACTGTTTCGCCCCGAGCGTCCTGCATCGCACCAAGGCGGCGTTCCATCTCAATGTCGAACCCCGCGCCGGCATCGTCGAAGCCACCCGACGCCAGCTCGAAACGGAGCAGATCACAGGCAAGACGATTCACCTGTGCTTCACCTGCGATCCGTATCCCAACGGATTCGCGGACAGCGGCGTAACGCGCGAGATCATCCAGCTGCTGAAGGAGCACGGCAACAACGTCCAAATCCTCACCAAAGGCGACGGCAGCCGCGACTTCGATCTCCTGGACGGCAACGACTGGTACGGCGTCACCATCAGCGGCGCAACCATGGAGCAGGAGCCCTTCGCAGCGCCTCAGGCTGACCGGCTGAAATCCATCATCCGAGCCCATGATCGAGGCATCAAGACATGGATATCCTTCGAGCCGGTTGTCAACGCCGAAGCCGTAATCAACGTCCTGAACAGTGCCTATGAATACTTCGACCTGGTGAAGATCGGCAAACTTAACTACCATCCGTCAGACATCAACTGGAAGCGGTTTGGAATCGAAGTGGAGGCGCTGTGCAAGGAGCTTGGCCTGAATTACTACATCAAGGACAGCCTCCGTGCAGAAATGGAGAAGTGACCGTCTATGATAGGCACGCTACAAGAGATGCTGCAGTATCATCGAGACGAGATTATCTGCGATTTCACGCATGACGGTGCTTGCAGTCGGTGCGGCGAGTGCTGCGGTGACTTCCTTCCCCTATCTGCGGTGGAGATCGACAGAATCAAGACCTATGTGCGGAAGCATCAAGTCAAGGAACAGATCAATCTCGTCATGGATTCCCCGATCAATTTCAAGTGTCCGTTCCGCGATGATTCCAAGCGGATTTGCACGATCTACGAGGTCAGGCCTGAGATTTGCAGATGTTTCATGTGTAACTATGAAAAGACCAAGATTCGCGCGACCAAACAGCTGCTCCACCAGAAGAATATGGTTATCTCCATGCGCGGAGAGTTCTTTGGGAACGAGCTCAACAAGGCCTTTGTCGCTTACCTGATAGGCGGCATTCCAAACGAGTAAAGGAGGATTGCATGGTAACGACAGGAAACGTCTTTCGAGGAAAGAGCGTTGAATACGGAAGATGGGTCATTGGCTTCTATACCGGCCCGTGTGGGGAGAAACTGATAGACGTCCATTGGATTTCGGAGTATAATAGCCCATTTGGCACGCCGTTCCGTGTGGATCCGGCGACGGTCGGCGAATGCACGAAGCTCCAGGACAAAAATGGGACGTGGATATTCGATGGCGACATCACACGCCTGGTACTTGACGATGGGGAGGTTCGGCACTTCACCGTCAAGATCGAAACGCTGGAGCGCATGATCGTCACAACCTATCCAGGCTTTGAACCTGCGACGGCCGCCGTTCAGATCACGGGCGTCATCTTCGACTGGCACGGACACAAGCTGCTCCCCTGCGTAGACGGAAACGGCGTGTCCGATGTGTCGAAAATGGAGGTTGTCGGGAACATCTACGACAACCCGGAAATGCTGAAGGAGGGGTACGATGGACAGGATGGAGAGCTTCAAGGTTAGGGCAAAGAGCGCAGCCACCGGCGAATGGGTGTACGGCTATTTGGTCCCCTACCCGGACGGCATCTCCGGCTGGGCGGTCACGGGAGATCACTACCTCAACTTCGACAGGCACGAAATCTACACGTTCCACTACACCGAAGTGCTCAATGACACGATTGGTCGCTTTGCCGGCGTGACCGACTATTTCAACAACCCGGCGTTCGAGGGCGACATCATCATCGAGGACGATAAGTATGTCGGCATCATTCGCTTCGGAGAGCACGCGACGCACGTTTCGCACCTGGACAAGACGGCCTGCGGATTCTATGTGGAGTGGCTCGGTGAAATGAGCGGGATTCTCAGAACAGACGTCGGCTACTGGTTGAACCGTCGAAACCATGTCATCCGAGGCAACATCTACGACACCCCGGACCTCATCAAAGGAGGACACAATGAGTAAGGAAGTGCTGATCAGCATCAGGCCGGAATGGTGCAGCCTGATACTGTCTGGCGCGAAGAAGCTTGAAATCCGGCGCACGCGCCCCAAGATCGAAACGCCGTTCAAGTGCCACATCTACTGCACCAAGGACAAGCACGGCGGCATTGCCAGCTTCCAGAAGCCGGATGGCGGCTACATCTTCAGCAACGGTCACGTCATCGCGGATTTCATCTGCGACAGGATCATCGACATCGGCGTTCCATATCCGGCATGGAGCGCGGAGATGAACCAAGACATTCTCAAGGCCGCTTGCATGAGCTATTCGGAAATGCACAGCTACGCCGGACACGATACGGTGTATGGGCTGCATATCTCCGATCTCCACATCTTCGATCATTCCAAATCGCTGGACAAGTACGGCATGATCCGGCCGCCGCAAAGCTGGTGCTACGTCTACAGCGATGACGACGGGAGGATTTTGTAATGGGACGCATCGTGATAACGCGCCGCTGGGTCGTAGAAAGAAAACTCGAGCTCACTATCGAGGACGTCGCATTGAGGGAAAAGCGCCGTGCCGCCAAGTGTGGCGACGGTCTTGACCCACACATATTCGGGTGGCAGAAACGCTTCATGGGCCATCTTGAATCATGCCCGTACTGTGGAAAGAAGCCGATATGCGGCTGTACATGGGACAAAAAACGAGGATATGATTACAAACTTGTGTGCTGTGAAAAAGGCATACTCAACTGCGGTGACTGGTATCCTCAGTTGAGCCGTGCTGGGCTGGACTGGAATTACAGGGTGCGCATAGTCAATGGGGAGCCATACAGACATGCGCCTCACCGAGAAATGACGTGCGACGCATACGGGAGGGCAACGGAATGACGGTTGACAAAATCATCCCGTGTATCTGCGCTCGTGAGACAATTCTTCAAGACGAATGGTCAGACGAAGGCATGCCACAGCTTATCGTCAGAAATGGAATTACGCCGCACAAGCAATTCTGGTCTGCATTTTGCCCGAAGTGCGGACGCGGGAGCGAACTCGACGATTACAAGTCCGCATACTTGGCCTTGAGAAACTGGAACAGATTTCAGAGCAATCTTTGGGAAATGGAAACAAAGGGCGATTTGTTTCTGTTTGAATAACGGAGGTGCGATATTATGACCAATGCCACTATTCGGAAACCTGAAATAGAAACCCACGTATTGCAGAAAGCGCCGCCCCTCGGCGTCAAACCCCGAGCCATCGCAGAACAGGAGCGCGTGTCCGACATTTTCCAGGCCATCCTCCGATACATGACAGAGGGCTGCTGCATCCCGAGGGAGTGGCTGGACGAACTCATGGATATCCTGAACCGCCGCACAAAGGGGTGATGTTATGGCGCATGTGAAATGGCTGCACATCCCGTGCCACTCATGCGGCGAGGAGCTGAACACGTGGGATATGCGCATCAGCCACGCCCTCGGCTATGAGCACATCGTTTGTGAAAAGTGCGTGGCAAAGGAGTACGGCAAGGACGTGCAGGAGGTCCGCGCCATCATGGAGGACCATTTTGGGTTAAAGCCATGTCAGGGTTTATGACGAGAATGGAGGTACCGGTGGAGGGAACGAACAAGCTGACGGAGCGTTTGCTTGCGCAGGGCGTCAAGCTCGATGACCCGTCCACTTGGCCAGAGAATGTATGGGCGGCCGATCAGCACAATTTCGCCTACCGCTGCGACTGGAAGTTCACGCCGACATGGGAATCGCCCTGCGGTCTGCTGATTCACAGCCATGGCGACGGATGGGGCGATACATGGGTAAACGGTGAGATGAAATGCGCGGAGAATGACAACCCGCTCTTTGGCTGTCCGATGCCCGGAAAGCCCTGTCCGCATCGCCTGAGGTTGCCGCCAGGCATCAACTGCCAATTCCATAGGACAGACCGGGAGTGGACGGAGGCTGAATCAGTCGAGGCCATCGAAAAGGCACGCCTGCAGCGATTCCGCGAGCTCTTTGACGACACCTTGAGGCGCTACCCGGATTGGGATGGAACCTGCATCAATCTCAAAAGCGTCGATCTGCCGGATGGGGGGGTAAAATACGAGGCGCGCTACAACCTGGACGAGTGCATCCGGATACGCTGCAAGAATACCCAATGCGTTTGCAGATGCGGCGCGCACCGAAACACGAAACCGGCGAACATCTACTATGACCTATACATAGAGCGCCATTACACCATCGGCATGGTGCCATATTCCGAAACCGTCATCCAGAAAGGCCGGAAGGTGTTCGACAAGGCCGTCGCATGGACGGATGCGGAAATCGCCCTGAAGATGTGGCGGCACGACCCGGATTCCCACATGGTGCCGATGCGGTTGAGAAACGCCATGGATGCCAGCAGAAACCGAGAGACGGACAAGGAGGCGTTTTTCATCCGTCATCACGGACGGTATTATGACCGCGTGGAGTGCAAGTTGATCGTGGAGGTGCGCAACATTCGCATTGCCCGCGGCGAAACCCGCGATATGCTTCAGGACTTGATAGACGTGCAAAACGGAATCAAGGTCGAACATGCCTCCGATCTGCAAAAGGCTGCCGCTGCGAAGAAGTCGGAATCCCGAGACGCGGCGAGGATCAGGAAGTATTCAAAGCTACTGGCTGACGGGAAATCCGTGGACAAGATCAGCAGGATGCGCCCGGACGTCAGGCAGCAGATCGAGGCGAAGGCACGTGAGATCAAGGCCAAGCGTGAATTGGCTGGGAATGGCGCGCAGATTTCAATATTCGACGAATTGGAGGATAATGTATGAGGTCGATATTTGATCGAACATTCAAACCGACACCAGAAGAAGAGATGGAGGATCTTGAGAAATACCGAGGCATTCTTGAACGATCATATCAGGAAAAATGGTGTTCTACCTGCTCAAACTACATCCCGGTTCCTGCCGATCTTCCAGGCGTCGTTACTGCCTATCCTGAGTGTAAGATTGGAAACCTCGCAACAAAAACGTGCCTGTTCTACAATGCGGATGAAGACAAGCGAAAGAAAGAGATGGCACACCTTGATGACTGGATGGCAAAAATCAAGGATCGCATGAGAAAGGAGTGCTGAAGAATGGAGCGATTGACGATCAGAACGTCGAAGGGCGCCGTGCTGAAGATGGACGATCACTATCCCAGCGAAAAAGCTGCCCGCGCCGCGCTCATGGAGAAATACCGTGTGGCCATGAACCGGCTGGCAGATTACGAGGATGCAATCGACATGTACGCCAACGAGCGCCGAAGGCTGTTCCCGGACGAGGTAGACAAGATCAAGGAAAAGGTGGTCAGCGCGTCATTCGGCTTGAAAGACATCGAGCGCGTCGCGGAGAGAGATGGACGTCGTCAGCTTGCAAACAACGCTCGACGCGCACAGGACGTCATCATGGAACTGCTGCCGCCAAAGGCGGCATATGGCCTGAATGAGCAACTTTCTTTCGATCTCCCGGGCCTACTCATGGAATGCCAGGCCAACACGCTTCAACAGGCCTTTGACATGATGGACGATGACGACAAGGTTGACCTGGTGTGGAAGCTCGCACACTTCGTGACGCTGAACGGCGTGAGCAAGGACTGTCTGCATCACATGTTCCGCTGGCTCGCGGAACAGGCCATCAGAGACACTGGCAACACAATGCCAAAAGAATCGTCGCGGCGCGGTTTAAAGGTTATGAAAGGCGGGCTTGAGCATGACGGAGAATGACGCCGTAAGCCGGAAATGGCTGCTCGACCACTACGACGCGGAACACCAGGGCCCACCCGGCCGGGCGCGAGAGTTGATCGAGAGCGCGCCGCCGGTTGACGCCGTGAAGCACTCATACTGGATTACCTACAGCACCACGCATTTTTCCAAGAAGGATGGTTCGGAGCGCAAGCACAATGAATACAAATGCGCGGCATGCTCGCGGTGGACTGTGGTCAGAGAAAAGTTCTGCCCGAAGTGCGGGGCGAAGATGGACCACATCTGCGCCAGGTGCAGGCACTGCCATGAGCACCGCCATGATCGCGGCGATGATTCACGCTGCGCTCGCCATAACATGGAAACGCGCGCGTCGTGGGGCTGTGAGGAATGGGAGGCTGGCGATGTATGAGGACAAGTGCCTGACCTGCAAACACTACCTCGGCGGCGGGTACTGCAAAATCAACCTTGAGGCCGAGTGTGCAGCCGGTTACTTCGAGGCGTGGGAACCAAAGAACGGAGGGAGCCTGAAACATGATCAAGCAGATTTACAACAGCAAGCAGACCGTTCAAACGGACCTTGTAGTTGACGTGAACGGTGTTCGCGTCACTTACCATAGATGCAACGAAATGCGGTTTGTCTTTAGAGTGTTGTCTATCGTTTCCATAGAACGGGCTGATATGACCGTCAGAAAGATCATCGGTGCCATGATTCGCCAGAGCCAGGAATGCGGGCAGCCATGGGACGTAACGGAGTATAACTGTGAGATGGCCTCCATCGAACAGCCATTCCACGTCATGCAGGTGCATTTCCGTATTCGGAACAGCTATTAGCCCACATCAGCAAATGGATTTCAGGCAAATATCCAGCTCAAAAGGCTGGATATTTTGCATTAAAGCCCTATTTATCGTCCTATTCCCCTTGACAAAGCCCCATTAAGGGGCTATAATATTCCACAAAGAACGATATATGGAGCCATAAAGGAGGCGTTGCATGGCGAGAAATTACACGGGCGGCACGCCAGAGCAAAAAGAGTTCGTCAAGATGTTCGACACCCTGACGGGTAAATACAACCGCTGGGAAGTCTGGAAGGATATGGTGTGGATGATTGCCATTTCCATATCAAACCTGGTGGACAAGCGATACTTCGACCAACGCGAGAGCATCTACTTCGATATCGAGAAGAAGTACTCAAAGAAGGAGATGGACACCTTCGCGGCGCTTTACAATCTGCTCGCCAACACAATTGCGGAGAGGACGGAACGCGGAAACTGGGGCGATTTCCTCGGTGAATTGTTTATGAACCTTGATCTCGGCAATGAGCTGGGCGGCCAGTTTTTTACGCCCTACCACGTCTGCCATATGATGTCCCGCGTTACCATTGAAGCCGATCTCCCGAAGATGAAAAAGGAGATCGAGGATAAGGGCTGGTTTTCCTGTTACGACAGCGCGGTCGGTGCAGGCGCCATGCTGATCGCGGCCGCCGAGGTCTGCTCGGAACAGAAGATCAACTATCCGTTCGAGGTCATGTTCGCTGCGCAGGAGATCGACAGCACCACGGCGTTGATGTGCTACATCCAGCTTTCACTCCTTGGCTGCGCCGGATATGTGGTCATCGGGGACACGCTGGCGCACCCAGCGACGGGGCACGTCCTATTTGGGGAAAACTCGGAGCGATGCTGGTACACACCGATGTTCTTTGAGGAAACGTGGCACAGGCGCAGGGAAATCGAGATTGCCCGCCAGAGATTCAGATACATGTTCGATGTCATCAACAAGATGGGCGCGAACGCACCGCAGGACGCGGAACCTCCTGAAACGGAGGATGTCAAGGCACTCCAGGCGCCGGAAGCTGCGCAGGAGCGCGCCACACCGCCCCAGGAGCCTGCAGAGGCGGCAGAAGCCGTTGAGCCTACAAGTCCCACGCCACCGGCGCAGAGCGCGCCAGCAGCCGCGAGAAAGCGCGGAAAGCACATCGAAGGACAGCTATCGCTATTCGACATTTAGAGAATAATCTCGTGCTGGATAAGCTGTTAGACAGCCAGAATAAAGGAGTGTGAACCAATGCATTGTGTTTTGCCGAAACCGAGAGCCCCGAGGGTCTACCGAGAGGACGAGTTCAGAAACGACGATCTGATACCGACCGTCATTTTCGTCGAATACTGCAATAGCTCGCAGATTATCGCCGGCGTATGGCAGCTCGATCACTATGAGCTCGAAAACGGGAGAACGCTCATGTCGCCGTGGGACGAAATCGAAAAATGGAAGGGCAGCTACAACGTGTGGTGGCGCATCTGGGATATACCGCCAACAGATGATGATCGAGGTGCGATCCCGTGGAAGCCGAGGGAATCGCCAACTGAACATGGGGAGGTAACAGAAATTGAAGAACCCGTTTAAGTTTAGGCGATACACATCCGTGAGCTGCAGGGATGGCACGAAGCCAATCGTCCCTCTGGCGCCCATTGCTGGCTGCCATAACGGTATGCTCCCTCAGGATGGCCAGTATGTGCCTGGCGAGGTCATCGAGGCGCTGTTCCATTACGAGAACGCCGTGGAGCGGAAGGCCATGGTCGTTACAGAGCTCGGCATGGACGAGCGCGTCTACGTCGTCAAGGAAGAGGAGAGAGGGAGGTATATCGTAGTACCCTTCATTGTCGATGAAATCAGAATCACAAGGAAAGGCGGCAGGGACAAAGAGATATATGTTGCATACTGCGAACAGAAGGAGGGCTTTTTCTCTGGGACAAGACATTGTTTCGAGGGTGAAAGATTGCAAGAACATGATTCCTGCACTCACAAAACCAAGGAAGATGCAGAGAGACGAGCTTGGGCGCTGAACGAATTATGGCGAAGAATACAGGGTTAAGGAGGTTTTCGAGCGTGAGAAGGGCAAGAGAAATCATCAAGACACCGATTGGGAACATCTTTACCGTCGATCTGGACGGAGCGCCTTACTTCAACATCAAGGAAGTGTGCGCCGGCATCGGATTGCGTGGCCACTCTCCGTGGAGCTGGCACGCGGAGCGCGGCGACAATCGCGAGCGCTACTACAAGCGCTACAGCACCCAGCGGCGAGACTTCACCGACAACACCAACGGCCACGGATCCATCACTATGATTTCATGTGCTGGGTTGAGCGACTATCTGCAAAACCCCAGGCTTCGCAATGGGTTGGCAGTGATGTTCAAGGCGTGGCTCGAAACCACCTATCCGAAGGAGAAACAGGAGAGCGCGAGCGATGATGCCGGCCAGTATCTCCACGATCTGGTGAAATACGGCCTAAAGGTCGCCGACGCGAACGCCCGTAATCGACAAGTCTCGCAAAATCAGATTTCGATGGATCAGCACGAAGCCACCCGCGACCTCATGCCGGCGCAGCCAAAGCGGTGGCGCATCCAGTATCTGTGCCCGGAGTGTGGCTATCAGGCTTCAGTATTATCAAAATTCTGCCCGGATTGCGGTATCAATCTCACGATATAGTCGAAGGAGCGTGAGTTGATGGCAGATTTTGAAAATAGCGCAGTCAATGAGCTTATAGGACAGCTTGTTGTCCTGCTGATGAAACATGGCGTGGACCCAGAGGACGCCAAAGCACAGCTGTACATATTGCTCCATGATTATGACATCATGCCGAAGTCGACGGACATCGTCCCCTACCAGGGCGACATGAACCAAATGCTGCTGAAAAAGTTCATCGTCGCCAAGAAGGTCATGGGTTGCACAGACAGGACGCTATCATTCTATCACAGTTCCATACGGATTGCGCTGACGAAGATCGGCAAGCCTGCCCCGAACATAACTTCGGACGATATACTGTACTACCTGGCAATGGAGATGCAGCGCGGCGTGAGCAAGTGCACCGTCGGCAACTATCGCAGGAACCTCGGTTCGTTCTTCCAGTGGCTCACCCGGGAAGAGATCATCACCAAGAATCCGATGCTCAAGGTAGACCGAATCAAGTACACGAAGGTCAAGGAGACCGCCTTCGAGGATGAAGAGATCGAGCGCATGAGGACGGTTCTGAGGGATTGGCGGGAAAAGGCCATGTTTGAGCTGCTACTCTCGACAGGATGCCGCGTGACTGAGCTTGTAAACATCAGGCTCGTGGACATCGACGGCGACGCGATAACCGTGCTCGACAAGGGCCAGAAGTTCAGAATCGTGTACATGAACGCAAAGGCCAAGGTCGCGGTGGAGCACTATCTTGCGGAGAGGAACGACACCAACCCTTACCTATTCGCCGCCGGAAACTTCATGATGTTCCTGAATTGGAAGGACTGCCGCGACTTCGGGTATCGGAATGAGCATGGCTGGTGGAAGCATCCGGAACTGGTTGTCAATAACCAGCCGTTGGACGCATCGTCAGTCAGGGCTGTGCTGAAACGGGCAGGCGAAACATGCAGCATCGAAAACGTGCATCCGCACCGATTCCGGAGGACATGCGCGACCAAAGCACTACGCGCCGGCATGACGATTGAACTTGTCAGTAAGATGCTCGGGCATGCCAACCTCACGACGACACAAATCTATCTTGATCTGACTGAGGACGATTTGAAACAAGCACATAAGAAATATGTGACATAGGAGGTTGGCATGAATCAGAACGACAGGGTTGTGCTCGAAATGAGCGCAGACCAGGCAAAAATCGTAGAACGCGCCATGGAGCTGCTGTTCCGATTACACATCGGGCAGTTCAATGAAATCAAGTTTGCGCTTCTGCAGCATGTACATGATACGGGCGAGAAGGTCGATCTGCAATCCATCAGCGTGCTCCTTGATACAATAAGTCGCATGTTTTTCCCTTCGCTGCAGCCCCATGAATCCTTCAATGTCAACTGCTGCGAAGAGTGCAACACCGCCTACGCCGTATATCAAGCTATCCGATACGTCAATGCATGGCATTGGAAGCCGGAAGGGAGCATCGGCGTCAACTTTGACCCGCCCATGTACACCGGCGTTCCCATCCCGAAGTGCTATCTCGTGAAAGAGGGTGAATCACATGAAATCAATGCCTGAGATTGAGAAGCTGCCGAGAATTGTTTTTGAAAAAGTGGACGAGGACGGATTCAAGGCCAATGTGCTGCTCTTGTCCACCAAACAGAAGAATCGCGCTGCGACGGTTGTTGCCTCGTGGGGCTGCGGCTGGGATCATGTCAGCGTGAGCTTCACTAATCGGACGCCGACGTGGGAGGAAATGGCGGAAGTCAAGGAGATGTTCTTCAAGCCGGATGAAGTCTGCTTCCAGCTCCATCCAGCAGAAACCGATTATGTCAACTACCATCCGTATTGCCTGCACATCTGGCGTTGCCAGGAAACGGAGATACCCACACCGCCGTATTGGATGGTCGGCCCCAAGAAGGGGCAATCCTTCTTTGAACACAGGAGAATCGCAATGCAGGAATGCAGAAGGTGGGAGGAAGAACACCGTGCGAAGCCGTGAGGAAACGAACGCCAGAATGAAGGAATACCGGCAGCAGAATAAGATCAAGTTTGAGGCGATGTCCAAGAAAGCCCAAATTTCTGGCGCGCTGCTCGGCCATCTCGAATCAGGCGACTGGATAACGCATCCGCATATCGCGTCAAGGGTATGTGCGGCCTATGGCCTGGACGTGGACGATTATAACAACCTGGTGCACGAAGAACACCGCGTCACGAGGTTGCCGCAGCCTGTCCCACCGCCGAAGAAATCCGGCTACTATGACTGAAGCCTGAAATTGTGACCGGCATCAATGTCGGCCTCAAAACGAATACCGACATGAAAGGATGACGAGCATGGGATTTGAAAAGCCGAAGCATGTGGAGATCGCGCTGAAACCGTTGATCGAAAAGCTGCTTGATAAGAAGGTCGAGAAGGACCTTAGCGAAGGGGAGGAAATCTGCCCCACCTGCAAAGGCTTCGCTATCAAAATCACCGAGAATCGCTACGGCCTGAAGAACGACCCGGATCGCTCCCGGCTGTTCCCGTACAACCATCAATCCCTGGTGCTGTGCGGCTGCCCGGATTGCTATAACGGCGTCGTTCGCCGCTGCAAGTTCTGCGGCGAGCTCATTCCTCGCTCCCGTATCAAATGCGAGTGCGAACAGCAAAGAGCGCTTGACCGCGAAGAACGGGAGCGCAAAGCCGCCGAAGAATTTGCCAAAGCACCAATCGCTCCGCCGGAGGTTGAGAAGGAGTGCAAGGTGTTCTTCTCGGATTACATGGGCGATGGTTTCTTCGAGGATTGGGACGAGTTCTTCGAGGAATGGTGGGATGAGGACAAGGACAAGGAATTTCCGACGAGGCCGGAATATGTCTGGATTACCACACCTGACGAGTTCCGCATCTACGCCGAAAACATCTGCGAGAACGCCACGAGCGATCTGTACGAGGGTGCCTATGAGGATATATCCGAGGAGCATTTAAAGCGTCTGCAGAGCTTCCTCGACGATTGGTGCAAGTCCAGTGGCGTGGGTGTCAGCTACCGAGTGAGCCACAAATACAAGGTGAGAATCCCGTGGGAGGACTACGAGAGGAGCTACGGCGATGACGGAGAGGTTTAGTCCATCGGAAGCCGCCGCAGCCATACAGCGCGTTACAGAATCGCTGAACAAGCTGGACCAATCAGCCAGGGTTGGCGCCATCCAGTTTCTACGCTGGAAGATATACACAATGCCATGGAAACGGAACAGCCGGAAACGGCAGATGATGAAGGTTTGCACCATGATGGAGCGCAATCTGAAGAAGTGGGAGGTTTTCTGATGGAAGTCAAAATCATCAATCCTGAGGTGCTGGAGCACCTGTACGAGAACCATGGGCAGTTCGCCCGCGTCTGTTACGACACGCCAGAGCAGTACGCCGAGAAGGTCGGGAAGTCCTGCCAGGAGTCCGGCCACATGTCCGGCAGCCGATGCGAGTACATCAAGTTCCTGATCCAAGATATCGACCGTGGCACCGCCGAGCATCTGATGCGCCACGAGATCGGAACTGACGTCCCGTTCGATGAACAGGATCACTACAGCTTCGCGGACGCCGCGGACGCCGTGCTGGACGTCAACCCATGCAACATCGTCAAAAACATGGCGAGCTTTCGTTACATCGACAAAGATGGCTTTCGCTACGTCACTCCGTACCTGATCGCAAAGTATGGCGACACCAGCGCGCGCTACGCGGCGCTCATGGCGCACATCAACGAGGAAAGGCGAGCTATCAAGCAGATGCTGGAAGCTCACGGAGAGCCCGCCAAGGCTGCCACAGAGGACGTCAATTATGTCTTGCCCCGTGCAACGACAACGGAGTTTGCCATCGGCTTCACGCCGGAGGCGCTGATCAATTTCATGTACAAGCGGCTGTGCCAGCGCGCCGCACCGTTTACCCGCAATCTCGCCGTTCTGATGAAACGGGAAGTCAAGAAGTACAACCATACCTTTGCCGCGGAGCTCGTGCCCCATTGCGAGCATCTTTTGTGGTGCCCTGAAGGAAAACGCTCCTGCGGCAGGATGCCAGATCGGGAGTATTACAAGACACTGCATGAAACAGGCCTCATGGAAGCCCTCAGAAAAGAGCTCTGCAGGGTGCTCGAAGCGCAGGAAGCGCGGGAAAGGCAGAATAATGGGAAGTAATTTAAGCATCCAGCAGATTATGGACGATTGCCGAGAGCGCGTAAAGTCCGGCAATCGTGTCCTGACACTCGAAGAAGTCCTCAACAACGCCAAGAATGACGGCTGGCCTTTGTTCGTGGAGATCAATATACCCGGACATGTTGGCCGCTGGACATATCCTCGGGAGATGCGCGGGATGTCCAAGCACGACAAAGAGACATACAACATCACATGGCGCGCCTGGAAATTCGTGCCTTCCGAAGAGGAACGAAAAAAATTCGCGTGGATCCGCGCGGAGATCACGCCACTACAACAGAAAGGTGGTTCGGATGCATGAGCTCGACGGTCATTTACACATTCACAGCAGATGGTTTCTGTTCAGGCGAAATGGCAGAAATCAGAAACGCATGGCGCGGCGCCATGGCGGTCTGGCGAACACTGGAAAAGAAATACCTCCCGCCATATCGTCCATGCTACGTTCCAAAGGACATCTCTGACGATATGCTGGAAAGCTATTGTGGATATGTACCGACGAGGCTTTCAGCCATCGATCAGGAAGTCACGAAAGATATCTGGAATCTGTATGACCGTAACGATGTGTCCATGATCGACAGGATCGTGATCGGCACCACCTTCGATCACGTCATGGTGAAGCGCGAGGACGTTCCGCGGGTCATCGAAGCTTTTGAAGCCTTTGAGGGTGACACAAACCTGAAAGAGCAAGCTGAAGCCCTGCGTGAGCTTCTGAAGGACGTAGAACACGTCGCCTTTGCCTGGAATCAAACCAGCGTCAACGCCGGCGAGTGGATGCACAGCGGTATATTTGACGGCGAGGACGAGCTACCATACAACTTCAAAACGCAGGATAGGCATTTCTGGCTCTTTGACGATCTCGACAAGACCACGGAGGCACAGCATGAAAAATAGCGGCGGGGGGGGGGCGCTGGCCGCTGTCAGGCCAGGAGTATTACGCAACCAGGGCACTCATGGGAATCGTGTCAACATTTGAGACGGAGCTGAAAGTGTTGGAGAAGCGCCTGAAAGCCGTACCCTATGGCTGGCGCGATGCCAAGATGATCGCGGCTGTGGCTGACAGTCTGCTCATTCGTCTGCTCAAGACCGTGCCGCCGAACAAGCTGGCGCAGATACAGCATGAGATCAGTCACACGCGCGTTGAGATCAACGTCACCAGGGATTATACCGGCAAGGCCAAGGAGCAGTTCACCTATGTCCCGAACAGCGCGCTGGAATGGCTGGAGGACAAGGTAATAGACATGGAGTGCAGCATGTGCGACCTCGACGAGAAGCAGGCCAAGAGGTGCCCTGTTCGCAAGAACATCGAGGCACTCTATATGTACGACTTCCCGGAGCGGGAAAGCTGCTGTCCTCTGGCCCAGATGCACATCGACGGGGATCCCAGAGGCGGCCATTGA